TCACTCTTTCGGTTTTGGATAAATAGTAATTATCTCGCCATTTAACGAGGCGGTATTATAAATAATCTCTGTTTGTGTTGTCACTGTAGCTTCTACTGGCGCGATGCTGGTTACTCGACCAAACCTGCCTAATTCATCATCCGCGGCTCTGGTTGAGTCCAACATTAAAACAGCATTTGTTTCCAGTCCTGCTAACGATGTGCTGTTATTAATCAGTGCCATTGACGAAATTGGGTCAAACTCAAGCTTATAGAGCTCAACCAATACTGGTATGCTGTTTTCGGCCAGATTGATACCCTCATAGCGCAACGCCAATTGCTCTGGTTTCTTCGTATACAGAGCCGTATTGACATTCCCTGCATAGGTATAAAACACGGATACAGGCTGCACGACAGGAGTCATCAAAAACTCTATGGTTCCAAATAGTGTATCAACGGTGTAGTCAACATCGACTTTCAACCCATCAATCACCAGACGGCGAATATTTGGATAGCGTAATGAATAACGCCCTCCTGCAACAACATTGGTTAATACTTCAGTCCAACGGCCACCCTCAGCTGCAACAACGTTACCTTGCAATATTACGGAAAGATTTTCTGGACTATGCTCATGCCAAACAGCACTCACTGAGCCTGATTGCTCGATAATATGGTACTGGGATACCGCCAGTTGACCACCAAAAGACTGTTTTGTAGTTTTGCGGTCAACTACCAAAGAGATAGTGAGTTCGGAAACATCACCGGCCCAGCGCCAATTTAATGAGGAGCCATCGTTGAGCCTGCGGGCTAAATACACTTTACCCTGGCCATAATAGTACGTTTCATTCATGGCTCGTCCTCTGGCTCTGGCGGCTCAATCGGAACGACGGGAATATACCAGCCACGCGGGAGAATAGCCTGGTAACGATACAGCGATTCTATGCCATCTCGTGTACTACTGAGCGTCAGGATATGCACAGCAGCACCGATGGTAATAATACCGGCTGACTCATACGGCAGTTCAACGCTCTCTTCTGTTGTCTCCAATGACCAAACGACCTCTGACGAGTCCTGGTGAGTGAGCGTAATGGTGTATGCCACGCCAGGCTCAGGACCAATGCTTCCTTCAGTACAATCAAATAACCGATCTGCCTGTAATACACGGTCACGGTGCGCATACGAAAGTACGTAGATACTTGCCCGCTCAACGACTGAAGGGTAGCTGATGCCGTTCACCCGAATATCGCCGGGTATATAGGGACGAAACTGGCGTTGGTTCATCTGTACACTGGATATTGGCGCTAGCGAGACATCCAATGTGGCAATACTGGTTCGAGTTAGCAGGCGCACGTCGACCGATTCGCCAGGCATGTATTCTTGGCCATCGGTTTCGACAACACTCCCCAAGTACCGCAGACGTGAGTTGGCAGCATGCTGGCGCGGTAAGGTATCTGCACAGCCACGGCCAACGATCAGTTTGCCAGTGGCCAGGTCAACGGCGTCAACGCGGACAACCTCATTATCAATGATGACTCCGCTGCCAATAGCGGGCGGGAACGTCATTGAAACATGCAGTTCTGTGTCCAAGGGGCCTGCCTCAGACAGCAATACGGCGGTGGCTGTCCAGTCGCCACGGCCCCGATCGGCAAACTCAGCACCGGCAGCGCGAGACTGCAGATGATAGTTGACTGAGAACGACGTCGGCGCGGTGGCCATCACCCCCAGATAACACGCTTCTGGACTGACGAACGACAGGTCAGCAGCACTCAGTGTTGCCGCCAGGCTGAAATACGGCAGCTCGACCAACTGCATATCGGTGACCGGTACTGCGGTTTTATCTGGCGGTGTCCAACCACTGCCTTGCTGGCCGCTGCTGTAGGATGTGGCCGGAAGCCCGAATACATCCTGCACCGCCGTGATGGTCAATGCCCCAGTGTCGGCCTCGTCAATCTTGCTGACGCGCAGCACCATATTGACGATGTTACGGTCGGGCAGCGACACCCGAAAACAGCTTGCCGGTGTTAGTTGGCCACCGCGCCGGTCAAACTGAATAACCAGGCGAGTTATCCCGGCAGAACCTACCTCCAGATCGCGCTGTGCGACCCTGGCCGCGAGGTCATGCGTCGGGATGGCCTTGTACTCAACGCTGCTGCTGATAAGTCCTACAGACTGGATGGAACCCAAGTTTTGCGCCCGGACTTCGCCGTCTGAATTGGTGACCGGGTCATGATAGGTCACCGTGATTTCATTAGCGGCAGTATCCGAACTGGTGCTGTCATCGTCCTGCACGGCGATGATGCCGTTGTCATAGGTAAACAAGGGTAGGTCATCCGGGTTGTAGTCATCGCGGATGAGTTTCAGCGTCGTCTTCCCCGTGGACAGGTCACCGTACTGGGCTGCACCGATATGGTCCAGCATCTGCTGGACGAATGTGTCCAGGCTGTCCTGGCGATTGTAGCGAAAACACAAACCAAACCCTTCGGCATAGAGTTGGTCAGCAGCATAACGGTAGCTGTCCAGGTCGAGATCTTCATTCAGCAACAACCCTCGGCCCCAGTCGCGATTGGTCGCGCATTCAACCAATATATGCGCCGGGTTCATCGCATGGATAGCCCGTAGATTAGCGATAACATCCTGTGTCATTTCGTCCTGGCCATCAATCTGAGCCTGCGTGTTCTCAAGACGTATCAGGCACTTTTCTGGGTACCAGACGATATCGCGATCCCACCCTTTAGTCGTTCGGCGATTACGATAAGCCCAGGGCTTTGGGCTGGCGCTGTAGCAACTGATCAACCCACTGAAGAAGGTAGTGACCATGCCACGAAACCCCGGAACCAGACCGGATAAGAGCTTCAGGACATTCGGGGTCGGTACCTGGTCGGCTTCCCCCATCGCGACTTCGAATATCCCTTGAATGCCACCTTCACCGCCTGTGTCGTCACCGCCAAACAGGTTCGGCTTATCGATAAATATGGAGGTGCTACTGGAAAGCTGCCCTTCATAACCTGCAAACACGGTCTTTTTATCCGCAGTAATAGCGACAATCTCATTGATTGGCCCACGCCCAAGACCCGCGTGGATATCCCAGGAATAGCGGTATCCAACCGTAACCTTGCCGCCACCACCTTTGCTGCCACCCATTATTTTGCGTCTCCGTTATCTGCCGCTGCTTGTGCCTGTTCAACAACGCGTATCGCCAGTGCATCGCCGGTGGCCATAAGAAGGTCTGACTCAATGCCTCCGTTAGCGATAAACGCTTCGACATCGAGGTTATAGCGGGTGAAGAACGAACGAAGCCCCCAGGCACAACCGCCAGCAGCGCGAATGTGTTCCATCGTGATCAGCATGTTGTGCTCCTTATTTGCGAATGGCGTCATAGCGATAGTTGCCATAACCGAGAACGAACCAGTCTTCTGTCCAGCAATCGCCGAAAAAAACGCACTGTGGGGTTCCCTCTGTTGGCTGTGGCATTTCCCAGTCATCTTCCGTGGCAGCTTCTGGCGTGGTGTTCTTGGGTTTCGGAGCCAAGGCTCGGCTAATCAGGTATGACGCCACGAGGGTGGCCACGAACTTGGCGACTGCAAACCACATAGTTACCTCCTCAGAACAGTTTGATAATGGTGTAAGGGCTTTTGCCTGGCATGTGGGGTGTCCCGCCGTAATTCAGGTGATTGGCGAACTTGGCTGCACAGACGTCGATTGTGCGGTTGCAACCGGGGTACAACGTCACCGCCTGACCAACGGACAATCCCACTGTGCCGCCAAGCAGCCCTATCTGGTTGCCGTTTTGCGCTTTCATTCCACGCCGCTCAATGACCCCATCGACAATCCACTCGATATAGCCCCCTGAGAAATGGTCTTCAGCCAGTCCGCCAGGCAAATTGACGGTCACACCGGCACCGTCCAGCGCCTGGATGGTTGCGCCAACGGCGAACTGTTGTTGATTGACTTTGCAGTTATGGTCGTAAAGGGCATAAGGACAGGCTCGGTTCCAGGTCAGACGTAACCCAACCTGGTTGAATGTGCTCGCCAGGCTGGACGTCAACATGCGGGCGCGATCAATGGCTTCGCGTTTCACTTCTTTAACCGTACCCACCCAGACGGTGCGGAACTCAGCAGCCGTATCATCAATATGAAAACGGTGAATGCGGATGCGCAGCGGGCTGCTGGGCGGGATGCCCCGGAACAGTTGCACCACTGCATTGTCGACCGGAGCGGTAATGTCCAGGCTGTTGCCACTACCGGCGCTCAAGCCGTTGTCGCTGATGGCGGTTTGCGTCCAAATATGGCCACCGACCTCGATATCACGGTCAGCATTGGTGTAGCGGTAAAACACCACATTGCCCCGGATAAACTCATAGAGCGTAACGGGACGGCCATCGGCGGTTGAATACTCAAACTGATTCCAGCTCATCTCTGATCCCCCTGAATGTGGTTGAAACGGTGGCTAGGCCATCGGCATCGGTGACGTGTTGCCAGGCAACTGAGTCGGACTCCTGGCGACACAGCGTCAGGTAAGAGATGGAAACGATTTGCTCCATGGCGACAGTGATGTGGGCACCGTCGAGCGCTAGGCGCTCGACGCCATAGTTGATGATGGCCACACCGGTGATCCGGCGATAGAGACAGGTGCCGTCAGCCAGCTCAATACGCAGATCACAACGGCCATTGACCACACCAAGCTCGGCGAACGCCGCATACTCGACCTCAATCATGCCGTTCGCCAGCCCAGAGGCCGGGGTAAAGTCGTTGCTGCCGCTGGATACCCAGATTGCCCGCTGACGGCCACGCAGGAAGTAGAACAACCGGCGCAGTGCTGCCTGTTTCTCACGCCCGACGGATACCCAGTGGTGGTTCATCAACGTGAAAGCACGACGGGCGGTGTCCGTGCGAACGGGAATACCGGAGCCGTTGTCCAGTTCTTGCAACAGTCGCAGGTATTGACCGGTAACCGGCTCGTTCCAGTCTGAGGTCGGTTCCAGCACCGGATGATTACGGTAAACGGGTAATGCCTGGATGCTGTCGCTGTTGGCGTTATGCTCGGTCACCCGGAAACGGATCTGAGCCGAGAACAGACTGTCGGTGTGCCGGGTCAGTGACGGCGGGTCGGTGAGCACTGCAGGGCGCAATGGATACACACAAGACCCTGCTGGCCAGGTCACCGGCAGCGGTGTAGCCAGGGTGATCGCTGACATTGAAATGCCGGTAACGATCGCCAGGCCAACGTCAGCTGACAGACCCAGACCAGACATCAGCAACACCGAACCGCCAACGGTAAAATCACGGCCCACGGTAGGAACGGTAATATAGGTAGCACCGGCTGGGTGATCGACATCCAGCACGGCCACATCGGCGAATACCGGCATGGCCCACTCGGCAGCACCGGCAATGAACAGGGCATTTTCAAACCGCTGCTTGTCGTTGTTACCAACCAGGATACTGAACTCAAAGATGCGCCGGGGAGAGAGACGGCGGGCAATCCGTTGCTCTGCACCCGTAGGTGATGGCAGAACGTCGGTCTTCCACTCCAGCGTTTCAGTGATGCCACCTTGCCAGTTCGGCTCGGCCAACCAGGGTAAACGGCTCATCACTTCATCCCCATCATTTGACGGATCGTAGGGGCGTTAGCCTGGAGGAATGTCATGGCTGCACGTTTACCGCTCAGGCTATTAAATCCGGCAGACATCGCATCACCAGCATTAAAGACCAATGTTTGCTGGAAAAGTGGTTGCTCAGGCACGGTAGCCGCCGGGCTAGCCGCTTTAGTTTCCGGCAGCGACATCGGTGCAGCAGCTACAGGCGCTGGAATACCAGCAAGGCCGCCAGTGGAATGGCGAACTCGCGGCATCCAGCCTTCCAATGCCGCCATGCCGTGACGGTTGAAGTCATGCAGGAAATCCAATGCGCCTTGCTGTTGCACCACAGCGGCTCGCGTCACGAACTCGTTGTTTGAGAGCATCGCCGGGATGGAATCACTGGTTGAGGTACCGGCCCCTTGAATATGGCCACCGTCGGCGGCAAACAACGTACCGATCATGCCCCCCATACCGCCCGATGACCCTATAAGGCTGGATGTAGCCATTTGAGCCAACTGCTGCGCGGCGATTTTAGCCATGCTGTCAACGATGCTCATCGCTAAATTACGCACGGCATCGGAGAGGCTCATGGTACCTTTGGCCAACCCGAGCAGGGAACTTTCGATACCGCTTTGCAGACCATCACGGAATGCAACTGTCAGTTCATTACCGGCCTGGTTGAGCTTGCCGAGTTGATCTTCCAACTGGCGGATCATCTCGCGGATTTTCTCGCCCGCTTCACCAGGTAGATCGGCCATTTCTTTCAGTTGCGGCAGGTAGGCTTTCACCTTGTCGCCAACTTCTTGATGCAACTCGATCAGCCGTTGACGTCCCTGTAGCTCGGACAGCAAACCACCTTGGACTTGCGCCTGGATACTGGTTTCTTGCTGGGCTTGGTAGGTGAACAGATCGTCGAGCTGCTTTTTCATGTCATCGACACGAATTTTTGTTTCGGTGACCGGCAACAGCTTGTCGAGCCAACTCAGCCCTTCGGTGTTACCGCTGGCCTCGAACTCGGTACGTAACTCGGCAAACTTTTCTTTGGCCTGCAGCAAACTGGCTCCCGCCGTGTCGCCGGTAGCCCGCATATATTCAAGCTGCAGTTGAACGTTCTGGGTCGCAAACTCACGGGCATTGATAGCGGCGTTCGCCGTTTCAGCCGCTTCACGTTGTGCTGCCGTTAAATTGCGGGTGGCGATCTCTTCTGCCCGGAGAGCTGCCGCACCCTCTGTACGTTTGGTCGCCTGCTTTACCAGTTGGTCAACAAACCGCTGGTTTTCGGCAAAGGATTGCTTGGTAGACGCAACACTGGCTTTAAGGGCTTTTTGCCGCGCCTCTTCTTCATCCAACAATTCAGCACGAACGCGAGCATCGCTTTGGGCTTCTTCCGTCGCGTTTTTTAACAACCCATGTTCGATTTCATACTCGACCTTGGCCGCATTGGTATTGGCAGTTTTGAGATCTAACTGGCGCTGGAGCTGCTCATTGTACTGTTTGGCTTTTTGCCCTGATTTATCCAAGGCTTTGGCATCAATATCCCACTGGCCGCCCGAGAAGTTGATACCGTCAGTAGACGTAACACCTCGGTCTCGCAAACCGCCTGGCCCCTCGCGAGTGCCTTCAGAAGCCCACATTTTCTGATATTTTTTCTGGAGGTTGTCCAGCGCCTCGGCTTCTTTGTCGGTCTCTGACTTGTTGTTGTCCCAGGTGCGTTTCATCGCATCCGATGCAGCGATGGCATCATCTTCAATCTTCTGCTGCTTGGCTTTTTCTTTAGTGATTTTCTCTTCAGCGACTTGCTTCTTCTCTAAAAGTGCCAAACGTTCTTTAAAAGGGGTCAATGACTCAGCATATTGCTGCCCACGAGCAGCAATTTCCATCTCACTGCCCGCAGCCGCGATCCTTGCTCTGAGCTCCTTGATTTCCTTCGCACGAGCTTCATATTCTGAATCCAAACCCAACGCGCCTGATACTTGGCCTTTTGCAGTTTGGATTGCCTCATTCATGCGGTCTTTAACGTTTTTCCAGCCTGCTGCCACCCAATTCAATTTCGTCTCAAGGTCGACCAAACGATCAGATGCGGCCTCTTTGTATTTTTGGGAGGCGAGTTCGATAGCATCTTCAGTGCGGCCCTGTTCCTCTAGTGAACGGATACGCTGATAGGTTTCAGAGTCTAACCAGTGGTATTGCTCGCTGCTGTTCCTGGCCCAGTCAGAAGCACTGTCGGTCATCCTGACGAACTCGGAAACCACCTGATCAGCTGATTGGCCAGTGAGTTCGGCCATCACTGATGCCGCTTGTGCGACTGACTCCAACGTTTCACTGGTAAACTTGCCACTACTGACCAGGCCATTGAGGATATCGCGCATCTGGCTGTAGTCGCCGGTCATATCACCACCGGCCTGCGCCATCAACTCCAGTTGGCCAGCGGTAACCCCGGCATAGTTGCCTGTCTGCTGAATGCTGGAATTGAACCTGTCCTGGTCGTCCATTACTGAGTAGATAGCCGCTGCTACACCGACCACGGCCCCAGCCGTGAGACCAAGCCCCAATCTAACGGGGGTGATGAGTGCAGGCAAAGCCCGCAAGCGAGTCCCAAAATAGTCGAGACCATCAAGCGTGGATTGCCAGTCACCAGAAGTGATCTCACGGATCAGCTCTGACAACTCACGCAACGCACCGGTCATGCCTGGTGCGTTTGCCGATGGGTTATCAGAAATTTCCCCTAACGCATCACGTTGAGCCTGTATCTTAGCCAGATAGTCATCAAACGAACCGGTATCAATCAGGCCAGATTTATAGGACTTACGCAGTTTCTCTTCTTGCGCATCCAGCTTGGCGAACGCTTTCGTGACGGGATCAATACTGCCCAGCAGGTTGTCCAGGTCTTTCTTCAGCTTGTCGACTTCTTTGGCATGGCCCTCAGCGGCTTTTGCTGCGGCTTCTTCAGCCTGTGCGACCTTCTGTTCCTGCTGGTACAACTCATGGCCACGCGCACTTTGCGCATTCCAGGCAGCGGTAACCTCTTCAGAGCTACGGGCCGCGCGCTGTGATTGAGACGCCGAGGTACTCAGTTCGCTGTTCAGTGTTTGCTGTGATTGCGCCTGTTGGCGGGCAGCTTCCGCTGCAGCGTTCTGGGCTACAACTGTCGATTGCAGTTGCTGATTGCTGGTTGCTGCGTTTTCCCCTGTTGCCTTAATTTCACCCGCCAGTGCTTCAAGGCTTTGCTTGGCCTCAGCCATATCAGCGGTAATACGTAACGCAAGATTGAGGGTAGAGTTTCCAGCGGCCATGACAGCACCCTATATAAAGGAAGAGAATTGCCCTGAGTTACTTTTTCAGGGCGTTGATACGTGTGTTGGCATCCTTGCCACCCTCAGACCCGGCATAGACATCCAGTATCCGGGCGATGCTGTCCTGGTTATCCAGATGCAACGCCTCCCGGTAATACAGCATCAACTGGCGATAGGTGTAGTGGGCGAGCCTATCCGGGTTGTGGCCTGCGCGGATCAGCGTGGCGAAGACTCTGCCAAATCCAACGGTTTCTTTAGTGCGGCCCGGATCGTTACTTGCCGAATGGCAGCACTCATAAAAAAACGCCGATTCGCCGTCCAGAACACATCGATCAGCGTCGAGCCCTCACTGGCGGGCAGACCGCGTACCCATTCAGATGGCTGGTCACAACTGCGGGCCAATAACAGCGGTAACGAATGTGCATGCTGTGCCAGAACATCCATCACGGCCTCAAACCCCGGATACTCGGACTGCATCACCTCCGCCAGGCTGGTAATGATGGGCTTCAGTTCGACATGCATGGCAAGCGAATCGTCCAGCGTGAACTCGCGCACGGTCAAGTGCGTGCCAGCGATGGTTACATCAATGTTGGGCAGCAGAATTGACACGTCATCACTGGCATCAGGTACTACCGCCACAGGTTTTGCTGCTGGCCCCCTCGGTCTTTTGGTTTTCCGGCTCATTCTGCAGGCTCCGCAACATGGATGATGCGACCAAAGCGGCTGAGTACCGGGTCAGCAGGGCGGTTGGTATCGAACAGCACACCCGCCGTTGTTTCCAGCCCCGCCAGTGAGGTATCGCTGTTGATCATCGCCAGCGCCGCTGCCGGGTCAAAGACCACTTTGTGCAGGATCTGAATGACCGCCGCCCCCCCTTCAGCCAGGTTGATACCGTCGAACCGCAGCGCAAGTGGCTCGGGTTGTTGGGTAAACATCTCGGTATTAGTGCTCCCGGCATAGGAATAGTTGACGGTCAATGGCAATGCAGCGGGGGCTGGCGTCTTCAGGAAATCAATCGCGCCATACAGGACGTCAATCTCGAAATCTATACCCGGTTCCAGAGTCCCGATTTCTACATCGCTGACGTTTTGATGTTCCAACGTGACACGGCTCCCCGCCTCAACCCCGGCAGGCAACGGTTCCCCCGTGACCGTACCGGCAGGGATCACCACTCGTTCACCGTAAAACACCAGCGCCAGGTTATCGGCAGAGAACTCATGCCAGGTCATGCTCACTGTGCCGTCTTTGCTGATGGGGAAACGACGAACGGTCATGCGCTGCCCAGAGTAAGACTCTTTGTGGGACAGGTTCTCCACTGACAGAGCCAGTGAGAGTACAGACACATCGCCGATCCAGCGCCAGGCCAGTGGCTTGCCGTAAGCGTCACGGCGGGCGAGGTAGACCTTGCCCTGGTTGTATTGATAGGTTTCAATCTGCGACATGATCGTCGTTCTCCTGCTTTGCTTTTTTGCCTGTCTGCGGTGCGGTCACGATGGGGCTGTGGCTCACTGCAGGTGGTGCAATACGTCCGCGCCGTTCAAGCCACTTGGCTTCTTCGTCACTGACATCGATGGTGTCACCCGCCGTAACGGGCTTCCCCTGATGGGTATGTGGCCCACTCAGTGTTACTTTTTGCATCTCATGCCCCCGATAACGTGGTTCACCATAAAGACATCCATCCAGACCAGGGTTCCAGCGTCATAATCCAACACATCGCCCTTCACCCATTGAATGCCGGTGGTGCAAAACTTGTTGGGTACCCAGCCAATCAAATGTTCACGCACGGTACTGATTAGCGGGTTAACCTGATGCGTCAACCCCTCGGCTCCCTGGCCATAGTTGCGAACTGAAATCGCTACGCCGATAACCGCTTCTGCAACTTGGGCACGACTACCGTTGCCAGGGGTACCCCGTTCCGGCCCCATCAGGACATAAGCGCCTGGCATCGCAAAACCTGATAGGTCGGTGACTTTGCCGTACTCCACAATGGTGCCGACCTGGCTGAAGGGTTGTGGGTCAATCGCCCGCAACCGCTCAACGACCAGGTTGATATCAAACGGGGCGCTACTCATTTGCCGAAGTCCCGCAAGGAGTCCATGCTGAAGGTGCGACCAGGGCCGGTAATGTTTGGGCCGCCCCCAGCCGCAGGCAGTGGATCTTCGATCCCCAAGCTGTAATCCCCCTTGACGACATCCCTCAACAGCCTCAATGCATCGCGATAGTCACGCACAATGGGGTCAGTCTTCTCATCAGTAATGCGATGAGCATGGAGCCGATAGCGGGTGATATCCAATGCCCACCCAGAGAGGATCGGCGGGATAACTGTCAACGGCAGGCGGTGGCCACGCTGGCGGAGAAAGCCATCAATCAGCGACTGCGCTTTCTCAACCGCTTCTCCGATGCGCTCAACGGCGGCCAGAGCAACCTCGACCTCAGCCGGTGGCCAAGGGCTGGTGTCTTCACCGCGTAATAGCGCATCCAGAAGCTCCGGGCGGGCAGGAGGCTTTCCTGCTTGCTGGGTCGTTTGAGAGAGTTCGACCGCACCAGGCCGTTCTGCAAGGTGCGCGAGCGTTACATACCAGGCCGTTGTCATGACACGCTTCCTCAAAATACGGCGGGTTTGGCTACAGCGCGTTTTGCTGCCATGAAACCCTGTTGCAAGTTGGTACGGGCGATGGCCAACCAGCGCGGATCGATATCCGGGTTCTCGGCCAGGCCATCCAGGTAATCACCGACCAGGTTGCCCAAGTCGGTGAGTTCCTCCATCGCCGCCAGCTCGGCATCGGTGAACTGGCGGTGGGAGCTTTGGGCTTTGATAACTTGCATGGTTTTCACTCTGCAATTGCGTTTTCGAAGAAGAAGCCCAGATCTTTTGCCGCCACAAGCTCTTTAAGTGACTCGCCGACGCGCACCATTTGGCCACCACGCATACCAATTTTGCCGTCAAACTCGGAACCCGAGATACGGTTGCCCCATTCGGCAGTAAAGCCAAATGTCGTACCACCAGAGGTGTCTGCCAGAGTATCGCGGTAGATAAAGGCAGCATGGTTGCCCCAGGCGCGAATGATATTGGGGTTCTTGCCCCTTGGAGCAGTACTAACAAAGGCTTCACCGATCAGGATTTTTTCCATTTCCAATAGATCGGCCAGGAACGGCAGCGGCACCATGCCTTTGTCACCCAACGTACCGTGGTAGGCTTTAACAATGGCAGGATGGCGACACAGGAGCGTTGCTACACGACGCCCAAGAATGCCGAGATTTGGGCGCATGATCACAGAGTCCAGCGCATCAGTGATCTGTGCGGCAGGATCGGCATCAGGGTGGCTCCATTGGTCTGTGCCAGTAAGAACCGTGCGATTTTTGGTGTCGTAACTGTTGCGGTTGAAAACCAATTTGGAGGTTCTCACTTCACGGCCCAGGGCGATCAGGTTTGTAGTTTGCTCAACAGCACGTCCCAATGGGTTAAAGTTCGGTTTGTTTTTGGCATTCTCAATGTCCGCCTGGGGAACGGGCGCATCCAGGGCGTTGTCTTCTGTCGCATCCGTGACTTCCTTCCCTGTGAACTCCACCTGGTTAGGCTGTGAAGTACGGCCTACCAATGTGTCAGGGACAGTGAATCCTTCAGCCAGATCAAACTTGGTGTATTTGAACGCCTGAGTACTCACTGGGACACGAGGTAATACTTCATCCGCAATCAATCGGCGGTTGCGATACGCAATGGTGATGGCCGTTAACTCAGCGTCAACGGGGAAAGGTGCAAATGTACTCATTGTTTCAGTCTCCAAACTTGTTAATAACGGGGTTATGCCACTACGCCTGGCACGATCCAGACAGACCCGATCTCACCTTCATCACCCGGCACTTCGGCATACCCGATGATGTAGTCCCCGCTGCTAGCCACAACAGCATTACCATCCGCATCCGCTGTCAGTGGTGCATCGACGGTCACAACACCGCCATAGCGCACATCAGCCAGCCCAGACTTGATATGGTCAGTTGGACGGCCATCATCGCTGTCGATAATGGTTGTGATGCCCAACAGTAATTTGCTGCCATCGATGGCCTGAGTGATCAGGCTTTCATCGGTGGCGCTGCGCGTGACGATGCTGTAAGACGCGATGGCACCTTCAGCACGACGTGCAATGGTTAATCCTGGAATATTCATTTCTTGGCTCCCCCTTTAACGTGGGCCATCGCTTCAGTCACAGAGATGTTGCGACCTTTTTTGGCTTGCTCATCCTGATAGTTCTGAGCGGCATCAGCCAAAGCATGACTGTCGGCAAAATCCAGCGCGTCGCCTTCAGGCTCTTGACCCGACTTCTCACTGAAATCGAGCAGCTTGGGCTTTTCGCTCAGCACCGAACGCAGCAACTCTTCCGGCGTTTTGCTAACGGTGGTTGAGCCATCGGCAAATGAAATTGGCTCGTTGGCCAAGCTGACAAGCAGCTCCACTACCGTGTTTTTTTGGCGTGGCAGCAGTTGACCCGCTGTGACCAGGCCATCGGCAAATGAGGTAATGTCAGTGCGGCGTTTTGCTGCGGCTGCGTCCTGATCCTGCTTTTCTTTAAGTTTGATCCTTTCTTCTCGGGCATCGAGGTCAGCCTGCCGTGCAGCGAGATCAACTGCTGCACTGGATGCACTCGGATCGATTTTTGACACATTGGACTCCTCGGCATACGCCAGTGGTGAGATTTGCGCATCTTCTGCGGCGCGAGCAGCAAGCTCCTCAACCGATTTGATGCGCCATTGGGGTAAAATCTGGTCGGCTTTTTCCGCGCCTTCCTTTTCAACCAGGTAGTCACGCAAGCCCCGGAACATGTCGGTCAGCAGCTCGGTTTCCCAGGGAATGGCAAACTCCAGCGGGGCGTCAGCCTCAGAGAACGACACATCCGGCAGACCTTTGATAGCCGGAGGCGTTGCGCCGAGAAAACCGACATGGCGCGGGTAGTAATGACCGGGTTTGGGGTTGCCTGGTGAATCTGGCAAATAGAGGGAAAGACTGCGCTTCTTGAAGCTGCCAGCATTGAAGGCTTCAGCAAAGTCAGCGTTGACCTGCTTGGGTTCGGTGTAGACCAGGCCATCACGTACTTCAAAACGAGCAGCCCAGCCATAAGCCGGTGCGGTGAGCTTCGGATGCCCGATCACAAACGGTGCTTCAGAAAGCGCAGGGTCGTAACTGCTGGCCAGATCAATGCAATCATCCAGCGTGAACATGACAGAGCGTCCGTCCATTGCGGTGTGGGTACCGGGTGCAAAGACAGCGAGTGTAGCGGTAGAGGTAGTAGTGGATTTTTGCATTTCGGTTATCGTCCATCACTGTAGATGGCGACATCGTAACGAGGGCGGTACAAACGGTAATTTATCCTCGGACTAAATTACCGACAGGGGGAATAACGACAGTGGGATCATTCAGGAGGGTGGAACATCACCGAGAGCCGTATTAGAACGTATTGTAATACGGCTTGGTGTTCACATTGGCCCCATCATGCCACTCAGGCTGATAGAAGTCACTACGGCGCGTTGGTGGCGATTACTGTTTTAGTGAACGCTGCAGGTAGTTTCTGGCCAGTTCGACCAGGCGATCCCCTTCCTGGGCCGAGACTCCCAACCATTCCCTGGCAGGTATAGTGATTTTGTAAGCAGGGAGCGTATGCCACTGTGCAAAGTCTGATTTTGATTTACGGACAAACCGGTTGTCACCAGCAGCAATACGATCCTGTTGATAGTACGCCTGCTGACTGCGTGCTGGCATCTCAATCGTCCCGCCAAACTGGTGAATGGCGCCATAAGGTCGGTCAGTGCCGAACAGCAGCTCCTGCGCGGCGATTTGCCAACGCAAGGTATTACGCAGTGGACCATCCAGCGTGAGGATTTTGTCCTGGTTCTTGCGCTTACGCTTTTTGTACCGTGCCGATAAGGGAGCCCACGGCGTACCATCGGGAGCCGTTTGGTCACGGAACCGCTGCTGGTGAAACTCCAGCAGCTTCTCGCCCATGTCTGACAATAGTGGTGTCGGATCGCTTAATGCTGCATGAGTGGCCAGCAGAGTGGATAACGCATCTTGATAATTAAACGTCAGTGTTGCACCGGCCATCAGTTTACCTCCCGTTGATAGAGTCTCACGCCCTGGCGCAATGACTGCAGCATCGCATCAGACGTTGACACGTTACCTGCCCAACCATCACGGCCCACTTCGAACACCACCGCCACCGGTTCTGCCTGACCACTTACCTGGAAACGGGCCAGATAACGGCGACGAACGACGGCCAGTTGCACGTCGGCCAGCCAGACTATCTGCACCCAAATCTCGTCAGGGGTTTGGATTGCCTGAGCAATCAGCGGCAATGCGGTGGCTGTATCAAACGAAGCTGACTCGGCATAGTCAGCCGGGTTACCGTCATTGCCCCAAAACATGCCCAAGCCTATCGCCAGGCGCTGGCCAACAGCATCGAGAAAAGCGGCTGCACGTGTGAACGACGCCTTAAACGACCCAAGAAACTCCTCAATGGCGTTGCCCTCCCAGTCTGGCTGCGTTACCGGTTGCGGCTCTGGCAATGGGTCAGGAGGGGAAATAGGCGAAGGCGCGGTGGGTAAAGGATCTAAAGGCGGAAGATGCTCTGGGGGCAACGGGCGACCACCACGCGGTGGCGGTACCTGGCCACTAAAGTTACGGCTGCGGCCAGGCGTATGTTCAAACCCTGGATCAATGCCTTCAGGTACCAAAACAGTGCGCGGGCCACCGGGGCTGCGCTGGCCAATCGTGCGCTCAACCCATTTGATCGGCGGCGCGGTGTCCGGGCCTGACTTGCCCATGCGCCGTAGGTCATCCTCGGTACGGGCGATAACGCTACACTGGCACCCCCAGGCGTTGATCGGGAAATGAGTTACCCACCACGGGTCGTCCCACCGCAAGATCATGCCGTTCCAGGCGAGGTGCTCCTCACGGGGTTCCTCGACCACATCACTATGAACATACTCCCAATAGGGATACGTTTCGCGCATGGCCATCAGCTGCTGAAAGCGTCCGGCCATGTAGCTGCTGCGCAGATTGGTCTCATAAATCACGCGGGTACGCCACTCAAACCCGCCGTTATAGCTCCAGCCGTAACGCGCGACGATACCTGAAAAGTCTTTACGGAAATCCTGTAGCGTTCGACCTTCGGTAATTGCCCTTTCTACCGCCTTGCGCAGGTCGGCCAACAGGTCATCACGATTGGCCCCGGCCACCATAAACTCATGGTCATGGGCTGCACCGTAGACATCTGTCCAGGCGTCGGTTTTGGTATTGAGCTTGCGCTGGAAAAAGGCAATCTGCTCGCTGAATGGCAGCGAACCATAGCCAACGTTACCGGCCATTGACTGCCTCCAGTAACTCATAGCGACCCGCCAGTGCTGCTGCGGACATCGCCTGTGCCAACACCTCGGCATACCGTTCGAGCGTCATGTCCGGCACCAATTTATCCAGGCCATCCCGCAAGGCTTCTAGGGAGTCCACATTGTTGACCAGTTCCTGCAACTGCTGCATCCACCCATCGGTGACCGGAGTCAATTCACTGTTCAGACGGATGGCCATCGCAGCGGGTGCATCCTCTGGGTGGCTATGCTCGGCGAATTCGCTTGGCTTGCTGCTTGCTAGGGCTACTGGTGCCACTGGCGGTGTATCACTGGTTGGCTTTGGCTCCCAATCGCCGCCATAGGTGTCTTTCACCTCAGCCAACGTTGGGCGATAGCCGGTGGTATCAGAGACTAACTTGTCACGTTCGGCGCGGGACTTCAGGTCTTCCGGCTCATCAAAGACGCGGGATACCTGGGGAACGGCTGCACCAGGGAAATTAAGTTCAGTCAGCCAGGTGGCGGGGCCACGGTTCCAGGACTCACAAATCACATCGCCATCGGATTTTGCAATGCTGGCCAGAATACCAGCCTGCAAGGACTCATCGCCGCCGATCCCTTTTGAGGCTCCGCCAGAACTGGAGATCTGCCCGACAACCACGCGCCGGATGGCTTCATTCATCGCTTTGTACATGGATTCATAATCCGCCGCACCAGAACGTGACGCAGACAACATTTCAAGGGCCATACCTTCAGGCATGACAACACCACTGTCGGTAGATATGGCGCGGGTCAGTGCCAGCAAATCGCGTTTTTGCTCTGGTGTTGCCCCTGGTGGATGTTTACCGGCAACCGTGGGCATACCGAACTTGTCCAGGAAGATCAGCCAGAACTTGATGTCATTACGTTTGAAGAAGGTGGGCCAGTACAACCAGTGGGCCAGGCCAAGGCCATACGGTTCATCATCATGGTCGGCCCCGGTCGCGAATGACCAGAAATAAGGCGCAGGGCAAGGTTCTCCGGTGAACATGTTGCCCGGCGTCAGCAACCGCAGTTCGCCCTTGGGCGTAAAACGAAACCGTCTGCGGTCTCTAACCTTGACCTCATCGATCCATAGCAGGTTGTCGCGAGTTCCATAAATCAGCTCAGACACCGCGTAACCGTAAAACACACCGTAGTGCATGAGCCGGGTGATACGGTCAAAGCCCAGTGCATCAATCTGGCGTTGCATGGCATCTGCAGCTTCGATATCAATCGGACGATCCCCACCGGCATCCACCTTGATCTCGCGGGAGATCAGCGCATCCTGGCGCTGAGTGAACGCGGATTTGACCTCATCATCACTCAGCACTTCACGGTAGATTTTTAGGTCTGGCGCGCCCCGATTCATCAGCACACTGTCATCGGCCAAGGCCAGGGAACCGACCCAGGGGCGTGTAATATCACGGCCATCGCCAGTAGTGGCAATTTCCTGACCCAGCACAGGGCGTTTAAACGCACCTTTAAGCTTCCCCAACAGACTCATATAAACCCTCCAAAATCATTACTGCCACGCACGGTACCGAAGCCGGTCTCCGTAAATTCGCCACCGTGACTTGAGCCATAGCCTGACAACACCCGGAAGATGTCACGCGCTCCGGTAGACTGGAATTCAATCTCGACAGCCAGATTTAACGTGGCGTAGTTTCCCAGGCAACCGGCGATGGCCGAGTCACCGTGCCGCACCAGTTCAGCGTCCTTCAGGTCTTTTTTCTCCAGCTTTGACACCATCGGTATACCGTCGATGGTTTCCACCGTCCGCAAGTCCTGGGCAATGTTCTCGTCACGCGGCAGGTCAATCATGTTGTCTTCAAACAGCCCAGTGAACTTCGGCATCCACACACCGTACCATGCCCGGTTCAGGCTGATCTCAGCGATACGCGGCCTGCCATAGCGGTCTGCGGTGTACTCGGCCAACACCATGCCAGGGCCAGTCGCATCGATAGCGCCCCCAGATTGGCGCGGCAAATGGTCGATAAACCAGAACAGGATCTGTTGCTGAAGGCCGGAAGGCACGTTGTTCAACTCAAGAGCGAACGGCACCACGCGGCGTAAGTTTTGGGTGATAGCGATGGGCCAGATCACCGAGAAGTGGCGGTGTCGGGCAAAATCCATGCCGAACACATGCCGCAGCGCAGGGTCGAGTGTGGCCATGACAGGGGCAAGGTTCTCCTCAATCCAGGCATTACCCCAAGATTCGCGCTCTCCCTCGCTCATATTAATAAAGTCATCATCCAGGGCAAGACGTATGACCGGGCGCTCTTCCGGCATAGCCCGCTCGATCCACACACCAGGAATACACACCCCGTTACCATCCCGGGGGATCACGTCCAGTTCCTCACGCATTGCTGCCTTGCGCGGGCCATAGGCATTGCGGATACGGCTGTACCAAAGGGCTTTACCTTCCGCAGTAGGTGCTTCACCTTTCATGACGCACTTGCGCTCATAGAGGCCATTCTCGACAGCATCATCAAAAGACACCCGAAAGACCTTGGCATCCTCACCATAACGGCCCGCCTCAATATCATTAACCAACTGATTGAAGGCGTTCGCTTTGCCATTATGGGTAGAAATGACACGGATTTGTCCGCCCCAGATCAGCAGGGCCGTTGCAGCATCCAGTACACCCTGGACGTTGGCATGGAATGCCGCTTCATCAATGACCACCAGACCCTGCAAACCACGAATGTTGGCAGGATTGGATGACAGCGCCACGATCTGAAAGCGGGAGGAGAAGCGAATGCGGTAAGCGGCGATATGTTTGATACGGCCAGATTCGTCCTGGTCTTCGAAGAGAAACTCTTCTATCTGGCTGACGCCTTCATTCTGGGCCTCAACGATCACCCGCGCAAAATGGGCACAATAGCCGATAAATTCCAGTCCCTTTTCTTTCGTATCCCCGATGTAATAGATGTTGGTACCGCCCGCTGATTTTCGCGCAGCAGCCAACGTGGTGTCATACAACGCCTCACCAAACGTGATGCCGGTTCGGCGACCCTTGGCAGCAACAACAATAGAAGCGCGCGTTTGGCACCATTCCACCTGATGCTTCATCAACACGGTATCAATCGTGGCCGAAAAATCTTCAGGAATTTCACGTACCGAGGGCGGTAAGTCTTCCCATTCAACCACCCGTACCGTCGAGCTGATGGGTTTGACTGTAGATGAGGGTGCAGGTTGTTTGGCCATCAGCTTCTGATCCCCAAGACTTTCTCGCGCCAGAACTGGAGTTGTGAATCCGACATCCCTTGAGCGGTAGCCACTTCCTTCAGATTGGCTTCCTGCTCACGCAGCTGCTGCTCGCGGGCCTCGCGGATCACGGCTGAACGCTCTTCACGACTCAGCTTGCTCCCCTGCAGGGTGTTCTTCATGGCCATGGAGAGTTGCAGCACTTCTTCCGTGTCCGGGGTGTCACCCTGGGCCGCGAACGCTGCAGACTGCACCAGCGTCATCACCGATTGCACCAGCAGCGTACCGGCCTTGTCGTCCGGGTTCTCGCCCAGGGCGCTGACGGCCATACGGGCCGCTTGTTGTTGGCGCTGCATCTGGTTCATGAACTCTTCAAAACCACCGGCTTTCTTATAGCGCCAAAGGGTACTGGTACTGAGTTCGGCGGCGGCATCAGGGAAATGTTCACAGATGTCGGCCAGCATCTCGGCCAAGGTCATGCTGTTATCACGCATCAGCTTGTCGATATGTTCCCTGGCATCAGTGGGCAACTTGTGAATGGTGGATTTACGGCCCATCTCAACCTCCCGCGCCTGGACGCTTCACCCCAGGAACGATGGCACGGCCAGCGGCCACATCAGCGCCTCGCGCTGTCAGACGAACGACCAGTACGGTACCGATATCCTCGGTGGAAACCAGCCCTTGCTCTTCTAACCAGAGCAACTCTGATTTGACCAGGTCACGGCTGGGGTTGTGGCCGTAACGCGTCAGCCCTTCAAAAATCACCGAGCTGTTAGACGTGTAGCCTGGCATTTCAGACAAGATGCGCAAAGTCACCAGGCGCATGTCTTCACGTAAAAAATCCTGGTATTTCATTTGCCACCTCGCTGCTTCATCAAAAAATCGTCAATTCTCTCAACACGTCGCGACATTGCCCCTAACTGGATGCCGATATTATTCAGTTGGGCCTCTGTTGCGCCGAGCTGGACCATCAGTTGGGCCAACTGCTGTTGGGTTGGCATCTGTTTGACACGCTCCTCCAGGGCAATAACACGGGTGCGCAGCTCCAGAACCTCGCTGTTGGTCGCCGCCTGTCGGCTGATAACCCAGGCATAGATACCAATAGCCACGGTCAGCAGCCACTGCACGGCGCTAAAACTAAAACTCAATTCTTCCAGGTTCATGATGTCTTTTGCCTATAAAATCGACCAGCTCGACATGACGGCCAGCACAGGTTGCGTAGATGTCGTACATCCGTTTCAGCGTGACGAACGCGGCATCCGCGCTATTGTCATCAGGGAGTGGCGGCACCGGACAGGTGACCGTTAATCCCGCCGGTAACAGCAGCGGTGGCGCGGTCACGGGCGGCGGCGAGTTGCTGCATGCTGTCGTCATCAAACACGCATTTAACACGGTCAGCAGCCGTTTTTTTGAGTGCATTCTTGATATCCCTCGTGGTCTGTTCATCGCGCTGTTCCTGCTCTGCGATGCGTTCAGATAGGCTGCGGTCTGCCTGTCTGACCCGTTCTGCTGCAAGATCCGCCGCCTTAGTGAATGAATTTAGTGCCTGTTTGCTGTCAGATAACTGGTTTTCCAGGCATTCCAGCTTGGCGTCACTCAGCCCTTCCTGGTAGCCATATTCCCGCGCAAATTCGACAGTGATGAAAAGCAGCGCAAACAGAACCGCTGCGATCAGTACGATGTACTTAACTTTCATGGCATACCCCCAGTCCCCATCCAGCATCGACATAGAGAGGTTGCCAGCGTTGGATAATCCGCTGCGGATAACCCCGGTTCTCTCGCCAGTTCGCTGCCGTTCGCCCGGCATTGACGGTCTCGACGTGCCCCCAGTAACGGGAGTGGTCGAGTCCCTTGGTCGAAGCCAGCTTGCGATCACGTTGCACCCAGCCCAGACCACCGTTGTAGGCAGACAGCACAAAGGCCCAGCGGTCACAATCACTGGCGGTACCCAGGATGCGATCCCAGTGCCACAGGTTGTAACTGACTAATGCCCGCATGGCCCATGACGGGTTGTACGGTTGGTTAGCCCCTAAAGATTTGGGGTAAACACCCGCAATCCAGTCACTGGTGGCAGGCATGAACTGCGCCAGGCCCAGCGCACCAACCGGCGAGCGAGCTGTCGCTTTCCATGTGGATTCCTGGTGAATTTGCGCAGCGAACAACGCTACCGGCGCGTCAAGCCCCCAGATGGCTCGGGCATTGCGCGTCAGTTCGCGTTGATACTGCTGCGCCTCCAGTGGGATACCTGCGGCTTTTGCCTGGGAAAAGAACCCGCCGCACCAGAGCAGCCAGGCTAATACCACCAGTTGCCCCAATCTCATCCAGAACGATAGCCGGATCGGTTTGCCATGCAGAATGGCGTAACCGACAAGCGACATCGCAGTCAGAACCATCCAGGTGATTTGCGGCCAATGCATAGTTAGAGCCCCATTGTTACGCCAATGACCACCGCCAATACGATGATGGCGCGGCGAAGCAGAACGGCAGCAAAGACCAGTTGGTAACCCGCGACAATCGGATATTCAACATCCTGAGTTCCCATGAATGGCGGTGTGGTTTTCCAGTCTTGAGAGAGGTAGCTGCCTGGGCTGGCATAGGGAAACAGGCCGCGATCAAGGTGATAACCCAGCACAACGGCAATCGAGACCAGGGCCAGCTTGTAAACCGTGACGCCGATCTGTGCCGGTGACAGAAACGCGATCAGCACCAGCAACAGAACGGCGGCAATGAGCCAGCTCAACAGGCGTTGGCGGCGGAAATTACGGTATTTATTCAAGAACGACATGGTGACTTCCTTAGTTGATGGTCAACAGAGGAATTCATTGTGCCGAGTGGTTTAGGGATTGTGATTTATACGCGGATAAAAGAGTGATAGAGAGGCGAAGCGTACAAGGGGATGGCCAACTAGCATGCGACAGCAAACCTGCTGGCGTCAATACGAGGATAAGAAAATGAAATCTAATGAGCAATCAAATACCAAGATAAAGTCTTTGCTGTCTTATGGTTATGACACTCCAAATAGTGCCAAAATTGAAGAGGCGAAAAAAAACTGCTAGCCGTTATCCAACAAGCATCAAGGACAAGATGAAGGTTTAATCCTTTCCAGCAGCACCGCGGAAAACCTCAGTCCAGAACTTTACTCTTGCTTTTTGAGCATCAACGATAAACCGATATTTTTCTTTAGATTCCTCATCTTGCTTTAATGAATCTAAAACGTGTGTTGACAGCATGTCCGCTACAATTTCATCCCATTTGTTCAGCCTCTCTTCAGCCGATACATTGGCAAATAATGACATGATAACCATATCATCTATGCCAACAATGGCCTCAAGCTTGGCGACACGGATTTGAAGGTCATTATTTGCAGATATCATGGTATTTAAAGAGTCAATAATTTCCTGTTGGACATCAGTAATCATACTGTCTATGCCTTATATTTATGTCTAAGAATCACTAAATAGCCCGTTTCTATCCCCGGATAGAATACCCCTCGCCATAACTCACGCAGTCTACCCCCGTAGCAAGAAAGAGCGACCCGCCCAGTGCGCTAACACCGGGCAGGCCGTCACACACAGAGATTGCCTGTGAGCAACCGAAGGCTCAGTCCGTCTCGCGAGACAGATCCAGCCTACTGCATTTTCATCATATGAAAAAGGCTTACAGTTCATGAAATCGACACCGATCATACCTTGGATAGGTGGCAAGCGCCGTTTGGCTAAAAAGCTCCTCCCACAATTCCCTGAACACACCTGCTACGTTGAGCCGTTCTGCGGCGCAGCGGCACTGTATTTCCTCAAAACCCCGAGCAAGGTTGAGGTGATCAACGACATCAACGGCGAGCTGGTGAACCTGTATCGGGTTATCCAGCACCACCTGGAAGCATTCATTCAGCAGTTCAAATGGGCGCTGGTCAGCAGGCAGATGTTTGAATGGCTGCAGATCACCCCAGAGGTGACATTGACCGACATTCAGCGAGCAGCCAGGTTCTATTATCTGCAGAAGCAGGCGTTCGGCGGCAAGTTAGAGGGGCAGACCTTTGGCACGGCAACGACATCACCGCCAAGGTTCAACCTGCTGCGTATCGAAGAGGACTTATCACAGGCACATATGCGTCTTGCCAGGACGTTCATTGAGCATATGGACTGGGCAAAGTGTATTGAGAAATATGACCGGCCCCACACGCTAATCTACTGCGACCCACCGTACTGGCAAACTGAGGGCTACGGAGTAGAGTTTGGGTTTGAGAACTACTCACGTATGGCCGAATTGGCAAGATCGATAGAGGGAAAAATGCTGATCTCGGTAAACGATATCCCCGAAATGCGTCACGTTTTTGCTGGGCTATCGATGGATACCGTGGATGTTCACTACACACTCAGGGGAGCCGGAAGAGATTCCGGCAGGCAACAAGAGCTTGTGATCAGAAATTGGTAGTTATTGGGTGGTCTCGCTGACCACCTAATCAAGCCCAGCAAATGATGGGGTTCTAACTCGCTCAACCTCATTGGTTGTTGTATTGATAATGCAACTTGCTGATGCCCCAACCAGCGCCCCATACTTGTTTTGTATGCGGAGTGTGAGGGGAGTCCATTCATACAATATTTTATCTCCGTATCTCTGGCCATCAATATCAGCTATGTCGATATTGTCAGGGTTTGCAGAGTCCATCTTGATCATCATTTTGCATAATTCAAGCGGTTCACGACTGGAACTTCCCGAACCGAAAATCCCCAAAAGTACAAAAAAACAGATAAAGATGCCGCCAAAAACCAATATTACCCCAAGACAACCTTTAAGATTTCCAACCGGCTGTTGTAATTTCACACCACAATGTGGGCAATATTTTGCCTTGTCTGAAATCTCGCGACCACATTCCTTGCAATCAACTAATGCCATGATCCTTCCTTAATATTTGGGAGATATACTGACCTATACAAGATAAAACTCATTTAAATATCTTTGAAATTAGCATGATAGTAAATGCGCATATAGTAGTTAAGACTAGCCCCGCAGTACGTAAAAATTCTGGCCCAACCCAATTAAGAACCAAGCCAAGAATCATAAAACCTGCAAGCACTTTCGCAATTCTAAGTGCCGAATTCCTTTTTTGATGCTGCTTCTTTGCAAGCTCTTGCCGAATCCTCTCCTGCTCAAACTGCGCTTCACAGTGTCTGCAGTACACTCTACCTGCTGTCAAATAGCGTTGTTCACAGCATGGACACGGTTCAGGACCTCGGTACTCATGATAATCGTTGCCCGCGATACGGTTACTATCCCCGCTGACATTGAATTTAGGCATTCATGACCCTCACACGACAACTAGTTATTTTTCATTGTAATCTCTGCCCGCAACCCGGTTTTTATTCCCCGAGATTATTATTTTACTACTGTTGGCTGTACCGGCTTGCAAGGCAGCAAGAGCGGCTGCTTTTACTGCTAAAGGAGCGGCGCGAAAGCTTCCCAGTAGCTCCTGTTCATCTGATGACAACTCTGGGATGTTGCCATCTCCAGTCAATAGCCAAGTTGGTTCAATATTAAACTCAGACAACAGGCGAAGTATAACCAACGCATCTGGTGCTCGCTCTCCAGACTCATAGCGAGATACGCTTTTACGTTCAATTCCTAATCGTTTCGCGAACTCTGTTTGAGACAAATTCCCCCTCACAGAGCGCACTCGTAATCCAATAGCTGCAAGATCTAAACTTTTCATTTGAACCCAATAGGTCTATTGACTATGTACCCAATCGGTCTCATAATCTATCACATAAATTACACATTTCTTCGGAGAAATGGAGCCATGCAAGTGAAGACCCCAGACCAAGTCAAACAACACTTCCGTCAAAATGGATGGACATTCAATCAATGGGCCATAGAAAACGGTTATAGCCCAACCGATGTTTACCGCGTTCTTAATGGCTTGACCAAAGCCAAATACGGCAAAGGTCACGAAATCGCCGTCAAGCTTGGGTTGAAACAGCCCGTGCAAGTTATTTGAGTTTTATAACACCGTTTTCAACAGTGTAACAGTGTTACGCATAGTAAAAAAAGGAGCTGACAACGATGGCAAAAACATCAGGAACTTCTTCATCAGCATCAAGAACCTTGAAAGTACTAAAAGCACTGAAGGGTCACACCATGACTGGCCTATCCAACGGTGAACTCGCCAAAACGTTGGACGTCTCCCCAGCCAATATCAGTCGCGACCTGGCCACATTGGTAGCTGAGGGGCTAGCCATACAACTTGATAATGGTCGATACGCACATAGCGTACAGATGCTGCAGATCGCCACGGCTCATGCCGAACATATAGCCCGCATGCAATCGCGGATGGAAGAAATCACACAGCGCATTACCGCTGGCTCTCGGTAAGGATAAGACTCATGGCACGTAAACCAACACCAACCTCTGAAATATTATCGGACACTCCGCTCAATCCAGACCTAGAAGCAACACAGAACCTAATTGCGACAGTAAATAGCCAGTTTACTGATGAAAGAGACCTTGTGAACCAGCTGCTGGGGCAGGTTCAAATGGCTAGGTCTTTTTCAAAATTTGCCGACGTCGTCAGTTTAGGCAAGCTTAAACACATCAAAGAAAGTAAAATTTATCAGTCACTTAAAGGTAAGAAAGGTATTGACTTTGACGGTAATGAAATTGCCGACGTCGGCACTTGGGATGGTTTTTGCCAAGCGCTCGGACTATCACGTTCAAAAGTAGATGAAGATCTCACCAATTTAACAGCGTTCGGTGAAGACGCCTTAAAACAACTGTCCGCTGTTGGCGCTGGTTACCGCGAACTGCGCCAATTCCGTCGCCTGCCGGAAGACCAGAAAAGCGCCCTGATCGAAGTGGCCAAAGAAGGTGACAAAAACGCTTTGCTGGAACTGGCCGAAGAGATGATCGCCAAACACGCCAAAGAGAAAGAAAACCTGGCTACTGACCTGGAGATCAGCCGTCAAACCCTGGCCGAAAACAAAAAGAAACTGAGCAAGGTTCAGGATGAAAAGTCCGACCTGGAAGAAAAGCTCCTCCGCCGCGTCAAGCGTGAAACCCCAGAGACTGTTGGTGCTGAACTGACCCAGGAGGTCAATATTCTGCAGCATGCCGTGTTGGCTGACCTCACCAATCTGGAAAGCGGCTTTACCAGCCTTGTGGACCATACCGAAAGCTCCGGCATCGCTCACGCCGGTTTTATGGCCGGGATGCTGGATGATATTGAAAACCAGATCACTGCGCTGCGCCAGCAGTTCAATCTGCCTGAGCACAAGCCGTTTGATCCACGCCCTGACTGGGTGAAGAACGGCCTGGCGAGTGAGGAGGCTGACAATGCCTAGTACGACCATCGTTGATAGCGTGGAGACGCTGAACGCTGCGCTGCTATGGCATGTACCCGATATGCAGCATGGTTTCACCATCTGCACCTATCACGGTGAGATCACTATCCGGGCGGAAGATGCCCAGCCTTTTGCTGCAGCTCTGGAAAGCCTGCTGCTGCAGAAAATCAATCAAATCCAGAAGGGGCAAGCGTCATGAATTCAAACAATAAAGTTGACCAGTTGCTACAGGAATCAACCCGTGCCAACGGCAAGCGCCTGCTGTCACGGGATGAGGCGGTGAGTTTGGCTGCGGTGGTCATCACACCAAAGCGCACCCCGGCAGAACAAGCGCAACGTGACCAATTCCTGGCAGCGGTGAAAGAGGCCAAGAACTGGAGCACCATGCTCACTTTTTACACTGAGCACGAAAACTGGTCTGAGGTTGAATTCCTGCTGGGGTTGTCTGACCGCGTTTGCGAAAAGCTGCAGGAAGCCTTCGCGCACACGAACCAGATAAACGGACATTAACCATGAGCCCAGCCCTTATCCAACGTTTAGTCGCCCTTGCAGACGCTGTCAGCGCGGCAGGTCATGGGGGCAAAGAAGCTATCTATCAGTCGGCCTGTAAGGAGTTGCAGATGTCCCGTTCAACGCTGCTGAAAAAGCTGAAGTCTGTACAGCCTGCAACCTCACGCAAAAAGCGTTCTGATGCAGGCAAGACGGCGCTGACTCGTGAAGAGGCGCTGGTGATATCCGGTGTTTGGCTTGAGTCTCGCCGTAACAATGACAAACGCTTGTATAGCCTGGAGAACGTGATCAACCACCTGCGTACCAACGGTATGATTGTCGCTGGCCGCATTGATGAAGAGACAGGGGAATTTATGCCTTTGTCAGTTGATGCCATCAGCAAAGCCCTGAAGGGCTACCGCTTGCACTATGATCAGTTGCAGAATCCGGCACCTGCGCTGGAGTTGGCCAGCCTGCATCCTAACCACGTCTGGCAGGTCGATGCCTCGCTGTGTGTGTTGTATTACCTCAAGAATCCCAACAAAAAGACCAAGGGGGATACTGGATTGCGGGTCATGGACAGGGAGGAGTACAACAAAAACAAACCCAAGAATCTGGATCGTGTTGTCAATGACCGCGTGTGGTCATTTGAATTGATTGACCACACCACTAACTGGATTTATGTCGAGTACCACTTCGGTGGCGAAAGCGCCGAGAACTTTTTGACGGTGATGATCAACGCCATGCAAGAGCGTGGTGGTGCTGACGTTCTCCACGGTGTACCTAAAATTCTGTATACCGACCCTGGCTCTGCGCTGGTCTCTGCCAGCCTGATCAATATGTGCCAGACGCTGGGAATTCAGTGCATTCAGCACAAGGCCCGCAATGCTCGCGCCACTGGGGCAGTCGAAAAGGCGCGTGACATTATCGAGTGTGATTTTGAAGCGGGTTTGCGGTTCGTCCGAGTCGATAACATAGATCAACTCAACAGCTTCGCCCGTTTGTGGCGCATGAACTACAACCGCACCAAGGTTCACAGCCGCTATGGCATGCCCCGTACCGATGCCTGGCTGAAGATTTCTGCCGAGCAGTTGGTGAAAGCGCCGCCTGTTGAGGTCTTCCAGGAGTTGGCCATCAGCGCCCCGAAAGAATGCAAGGTTACCGCCCAGTTGCGTGTCAATTTCCGGGCCAAATCTTTCTGCGTCAAAGATATCCCCGGTGCCTGTGTTGGCGACCTGCTGAACGTGAGTCGCAACCCTTGGCACGAGGATGAGGCTCGAGTGGTTATGACTGGCGAGGATGGTTTTGCGACCTATTACCCCATTTATGCCATTGCCAAAGACGACTGGGGCTACTCCGTTAACGCCTCTGTTATCGGCCAAGAGTATGGCCAGATACAGGACACCGACGCCCAGCGCAACCGCACCGAGGTTGAGCAACTTGTTTACGGCACCAACAGCCAGGAAGAGACCGACGCGGCCCGCAAGGCCAAAGCGCTGCCATTCGGTGGCCGGTTCAACCCCTACATGGAGATGGAGCAGGCCCAGCACCCTGAATACCTGCCAAAACGTGGCCAGGAAACTCAAGTACGCGCTCCACGTATGGAAGAACGCCCACTAACGCATGTTGAAGCCGCCAAACAGCTGCGTGAGCGGTTTACCGCTCAGGGGCTGGAGTGGCACAAACAGTATTACAGCCAGATCGTTGAACGGTTCCCTGACGGTGTTCCTGCTGAGGAACTAGAGACACTGGCCAGCGACCTGCAGGCAAAGCAACAGCGCGGTGGTTTTCGCGTCGTCAACGGTCAGTAAGGGGGGAGCATGCTGGTACTCAAGAGTTTAATGCAGGCCCACGGTATTGAGCAGAGCGCCATCGCGGCAGTCGCGCGGGTGTCTCAGCCAACGATATCTCAACTGGTTAATCATGCCGTCTGGCCTAAGCGTCGCACGGCGGAAATCCGCCAGTCTATCAGTGATTATTTAACAGGACGCGGCATAGATGCAGTGGCCGCTTTTGAAGTGGTGCGGGCAGCGGAGACCACCCGCACCGATGTCTCGCAACAGGCAAATGAAGAAGGAGACGACAATATGTTACTCGCAAAACAGGTGTTACTACCAGCGACCAAAAAGCATTTTGGTTTATTCCGCGACCCGTTCGCCGATGATGCCCTGCAGAGTGCCGATGATGTGTTTACCACACCAGACATTCGTTATGTGCGTGAAGCCTTATTGCAGACCGCCAAGCATGGCGGGTTTGTGGCGATAATTGGCGAGTCAGGTTCGGGCAAATCCACCCTGCGCCGCGACCTGATTGACCGTATCAACAGCGAACGAGCGCCAGTAGTGGTGATTGAACCGCACATTATTGCCATGGAGGACAATGACAAAAAAGGGAAAACCCTGAAAGCGGCATCCATTGCCGAAGCCATCATTAATACCCTGGCCCCGCTGGAAGGCATCAAACAAAGCCAGGAGGCACGGTACCGCCAGCTACACCGGGTACTCAAAGACAGCAGCAACGCCGGGTATAGCCACGTTCTGATCATCGAAGAGGCCCACTCCCTGCCGCTGCCCACGTTGAAGCACCTGAAACGCTTCTACGAACTGGAGAACGGCTTCAAAAAACTGCTCAGTATTGTGTTGATTGGCCAGCCAGAACTGGCTGACAAGCTGTCTGAACGTAGCATGGAAGTGCGCGAGGTCGTCCAGCGGTGCGAGGTCGTCAACTTACCGCCGCTGGGTATGCATCTGGAGGCGTTTTTGAAGTTCAAGTTTGAGCGCCTGGGCAAGCCGCTTGCCGACGTTCTCGACGCCAGCGCTATCGATGCCATCAAGGCCAGATTGAGCCACGATCTGGGTGGTAAAAGAGGGGTGATCAGCCTGCTGTATCCGCTGGCCATCAGTAATCTGACCATCGCAGCAATGAACCTGGCGGAAAAACTCGGTGTGCCGGTGGTCAATGCTGACGTTATTAAGGGGCTGTAGATGAAATACATCATGCTGCGCGTAGATAAGCCGATGGCCAGGGAAATACCGATTATTTTCCCTGATAACCTGGTACATGCGGATGTCGTCAATGCGATGCGGATGCTGGTTGCGTACCCAGGAATAGCGGATGCAACAGTCGTCTCTGCTGGGTATTGCAATCTCAACCTCAGCACTGAATGTTACGGCAAATCAGAGACCCTGGGTATTAGCTCTCGTGAGTCGGATGACAGCATTGTTATTAATACCTATGACTATACACACGGCCTTTTATTTACGGATTAATGGAGGCGTTTCGCTATGAATATGAGTCAAAACCTCACGGTCAATATTAATAGCATGTCAATTCAGATGGCGTTAGGTAGTGCAAGCCATGCTCTGACGGCAATGACCGCCATCGGGTTTACGGTTATCAGGATTGATATCGTTCAGCACAGCCGCCCAACGTTGGTTGTCCAGGCTGACAGTAATACGCTGCAATTGGTTAAAGACGGTAAGGCTGTGCTCTACTGTCATGGTTCTGATGACAACGGCCCTTTTAAAAAGTATCAGTGCCAAATGGGTAATTGTCGGATTGTTTGGGAGGAGCGGTAATGACTGAAAAAGTGAAAGTCAGCATCAGCGCTAATCAGCATATCCATTTAGATAAAACCGTCGAGATGGATAAGGCCGACTTTGAAAAATATCAGCGCATCTGTGCAGAAGGTATCGATCTGGATAGCCTTATCGGTGAAATAACCTGTAAATATGGTCTTGGTGTTCAAGATTGCTGCTATGAAAACGACCCAGAAGACATCACGTTCGAGTTAGTACCACAAACCAAGTAACTCATAATTAGAAGGTAAGCAAAATGGCTAAAGGTAAAAAGCGGCTTAAAGCTGCGGCGGCTCTGTACGTCGCTCAATCGAAAACTGAGGTAATCGATGGTATTAAAACCCTCGGTGACTTACAGCGTCAATTAACCCGCACCGAAACAGAAATGAATGATCAGATTGCGGCGGTCACGCAATATCACTCGCCCGAGATGGAGAGGCTGAAGGCTGAAATCGCCAGCTTCCAAACGGGTCTCCAGACTTGGTGTGAGGCGAACCGCAAGGAACTGACCCAGGACGGCAAAACCAAGACCGTAAACCTGACAACGGGTGAGATCGTTTGGCGCAATCGACCACCGAGCTGCACCATTAAAGGAGTTGAATCCGTCATGGAGGCGCTGAAGAAATTAAAACTTATTCGTTTTATTCGCTCTAAGGATGAAATTAATAAGGAAGCAATTTTAAATGAACCAGACGCGGTAAAAAACATTCCAGGCATCACGATTAATCGCGACCTGGAAGATTTTGCCATCATTCCATTTGAGCAGGAGAGCAGCGAATGAGCCTTTCTTGCAAAAGCTGTAAAAAAGAAGTCGATGATCTCGACTTTGAGCAGGCAAACATCATGCAAGGTAGCGACGATGTCTGGTGTGTTGATGTAATCCTGAAATGCCCGCATTGCGGGCAATCCTATAACACCTTTGTACCCACTGGTGACCTGGTGGCTATCGAACCTCAAGCGTAATTTAATCATGGCGCAAACCTGCTTTGTATGATTTGCGCCAAATCCAGTTTATTCGAATTGGAGTCATATCATGAATGTTTCACGCAGAGCTACATGGAGTAGCATCCTCATATTCTGTCTTTTATTTTGGTCATTACTTATTGCAGAGGTGCTTTATGGTTAATGAAATTAAAACAATTGAAATCAGCAGCACTGATAACGAGGTGGATCATGAATAACGAAAAGTACCTTGCTAAAATTAAAAAACTGCTGAATTTAGCCAGGCGCAGCACCAATCAGAACGAGGCGGCTAATGCCATTAGTCAGGCTCAAAACCTGATGCGGGCGCATAACCTGACTGAAACCGATGTTGATTTAATGGATATCGATGAATTCAGCAGCCAGGGTGCACCGACGAATGCGGTAAAAATCCCCGGCTATGCCGCCTCCTTGGCCAATATGATTTGCAGTGCGTTTGGCGTGCGCTGTTATCACACCTATAACGTCTCGCGCCGGGTGGTTGTTTTCTATGGCCCGAATGAACGCCCGCAAATAGCGGCATACGGTTTTGATGTGCTTTCCCGACAGTTAATGAAAGCCCGTAGCGAGTTCAGTGCCTCACAGCGCAAAAGCATCAAACGCAGCACCAAGATCAACCGTGCTGACCAGTTCTGCGAAGGTTGGGTGCTGGGTGCGCAACGGGTTATTGAAAATTTCATTGTCAGCGAGCCTGAAACAACGTTGATGACAGCCTATTACAACCGGCTAAAGAGCGAGTTTGAGCATAAAACCCTTGACCCCAGAACGGCAAAAAAATGTCGAGGGGATGATATTGCCAAATCTGCCGGGTACCAGGCTGGCCAGGAAGCTAAGTTGCACCATGCCGTTGATGGTTCTCAGCAAGAATATGCACAGATCGGGAGGCAATAAGTCATGAGATTCAAATTTAATCCACTAACATTTGAGCAGAAACTCGCCCTTCGTAGATCTGCAGAGGATTCTCTTAATGCAATGAATCCTCTCTGGGGGGAATTTCGTAAGGCAGCTACTGCACCAGCCATCATTTCATTGTTGGATTCGCTAGATGAGCAGGCACAAGAGCTGCATAAGGCAAAAATGGCTTTGGCCGATGCTGGTTGCGTGCTTGTCGAATGGAAGCAGCGCACAGAAGCAGCAGAGCAACTTTCTCAACAACTGCGACTGACCATCGACTCAATTCAGAGCCCAATAGCTCATGGCCAGGAACGTATTACAGAACTGGAGGGATTAGCTACCGATTTAGCAGCGAAATTACAAAAAACTCAGGACTCGCTGAAGTATGCATTGCTTATGCTCAGTGAAACCAAAATGTGTAACACAGAACCTGGTCAGAACCCCGCCATCGCTGCTGTTGTTGATGAACGTTTACGGCAAGTTAACGTTAAAGGCTGGACTCCAGAGCACGACGACGAGCATGTTAACGACGAAATAGCCGCGTTTGCTGCACTTTACGCCATGCCTGAAGCCTGTCGAGATTGGTCAGCGGAAGAAACAGGCTACGGCGAAAATTGGGCGGAAGCGATCTGCCCGAACGGCTGGGCTGCAAAATTTGGCGACCGCCGTCGTGAACTGGTTAAAGCAGGTGCGCTTATCCTTGCCGAAATTGAACGTTTAGACCGTGTAAGCAATGAAAAAGGTGAAAATCATGAGTAAGGTCACTTTTGTTGTCGATTTTCCCGATGGGCAAACTCCAACTGTTAGTGCTGGCATGGAAATTTTAGGCGGTCGTCTATGTTCGGTTGCCTGGTCAGATGCTACAACCGCCACAGCTATCGAATGGAACATTAATGATATTGAACCACCAATGCTCACTCGATTGCTCGTTACCACTATTGACGGGTATGTCGATGTTGATACCTGCTCATCTATTAGCGGCTGGTATCACAATGAAGAGGATGTGATTGCCTGGTCACACTTACCAGAACCCTATACTGCCCCTGATGGCGGGGAGGACTCATGAACCGGGCTAAAACCATCCAGTTGATACATATTGCCCGAAACAAACTGGAAGTATCCGACGATGCCTACCGCGTGATGCTGCAGAACCTGACCGGCAAAGACTCATGCAGCAAGATGGATGATAGGCAACTGGCCAACGTTCTCGCCCACCTGCGTGGTCGCGGGTTCAAGATTTCAGGTAAGTCTCGGGAAGTACCTATGGCTGACTTCCCTATGGGCCGCAAAATCTGGGTGCTGTGGCAAGATTTGGCTAAGGCTGGACTCGTAAGGGATAAGTCGCAGAAAGCCCTTGATGCCTGGCTGCTGCGGGAGACTGGCGTGGCTCAGTTAGTCTGGCTGCAAAAAGAGCCAGACAAGGCCCACCAGGCTATTGAGAAGCTTAAGCAGTGGTTGAGCCGTAAGTAGGCGAGGTCAGTATGAAGAGCGAGATGGAAGAAAAACGGCATTGGTTACTTACAGAACTGGCAGAGTATGTAACACTGGTCGCTCAGGAACACGGCCTGCCTACTGACTCTGCCGATCAGTTAGGCACTAATGTAGCTAATTTCATCTGTGAACATTTCGCCGGTCAATTGATTACATTTCCGCAGGACTATTTCTTCAAGTTGTCGGCGCGAGATCTTCAGATTTACGAGGATTGGCGCAAGAGGATGCCCTGGCAACAATTGGTCATCACATACGGCATGACAGAGGGTGGACTGCGTAAGGTGATCAAGCGTGTGGAAAAACGGATTCTGAAACGTTCACAGCCTGGCCTTGAGCTGTTCCCTGACGATGAGTAAAATTGAGGGCGGAATGAAATTTTTCCGCCCTTGGTTCTCTTTCAGTATGTGAAATACAATTACAATCTCCATTACGTTATTTCTCACTATTTGCCCGTATTTTTCGATTTATCTCGCTCCACCTACTCCATTTATCTCACTCCCTATCACCGTGGCGTACAGATTTCCCCAACCTTCGCCCAGCGGTTGGTTCAACGAAAGCGTAAACAGGCTGCGTTGGCGGCCATAGAGATCGCTTTGTTGATTGCGCAGGGCCAGATCGCGTAACTGTACTGCGTCGTTCAGGTTCAGATAGCCGTCGGTCGAAAAACGGTAAGCTGCCACGGACAGGCTGGTTTGGGTGGCGGGATACAGCTGGCTGAAACCAATACGATAGCTTTGCCCCGAGCGTGAAGGTTGGTTGGGCAAGCGGGTTCTCGCCTCGGTGACATCTAATGACAGTGCACCGATGGGCGTGTTCATGGCTCCTCCTACCAAGGCCGAAACGTATCCCTCGCTGGCAATGGCACCCGCGTAGCCAGTAATAAGATTACTCAGGCCCAACTGATAGGTCAGGCTGCCAAAGGCGGGCTTGTTCTCAAGCCCCGAACTATTAACCTTACCTGCTGCCAGTTCGTAGCGGCTGATGCCAGGCCGCAACATTTGCGCCACCGACGCATAAGGGACCGTAAAGGATCGGACTTGCCCATCAGCTTCTTCCACTCGCACGATCAATTCGCCACCATAGCTGGTGGGATAAAGATCGCCGATCTCAAATGGCCCTGGCGAAACCGTGGCGGTATAGAGGGTAAAACCATTTTGGGTGATGACCACTCTGGCATTGCTGTTGGCGACGCCGCGTACCACGGGAGCATAGCCACGCAGAGAATCCGGCAGCATGCGGTCATCGGAATAAAGCCGTAGCCCACGGAAACGCACGCCGTCAAACAGCTCGCCACTGGTGAAGGCATCGCCGAGGATCAGTTGGGAACGCAGCATGGTGATATCGCGGCCAATATAGGTCGAGGTACTTTTGTAATCCCCGCCATTTCCTTGCGAAGACCAGTTGATCGTACCGCTATTTCTTGCGCGCCAAGGGCCGACATTCAGGCCGTTACGCAGCCCGAGATAGCCATAGGTCTGACTATTATCCTGCTGTTTTGACTGATAAACGTTGGCATTGTAGTTGACGATCAGGGCGGTCAGGCCGTCTTCCCACAGTTTGGGATTGGCATAGCCACGCGGAACACGATTGATCAGTAATTGTGGGATCGACAAGGTCAGCTTTTGCTCTCCACCGTCAACGCTGGCGCTGGCTCCCGGCAACAGCTCGCTGAGCGAACCACAATAGCCTTCCTGTTCTAGCTGCTCCAAGTGCACCGCTGGGGTGAGCGCCAAGAGCTTATCTTCGCTCAAGTTGAGCTGTGCAAAGAAGCTGCCCGGATAGCAGGGCGTCGTCTTGCTGGTGCTGTCTGGCAGCAGTTTGAATTGGATCTTCTCGCTGCCGATTAACCGGGTATTGAGTTCGATCGAAATAGTGTAGATCCCAGGGATCATGACGTTGCTATGGCTAAATTGGGCGGGATCGAATTTCCCAACCTTACCGCCAGGGAAAAAACTGGGATCGAAGGTCACTTCTTCTGGACCTTCCGCTGCATAAGAAGAAGTGGCCGAAACCATGGCACAGTAAAGCAACCAGTTCAGCGCTGTGTTGTTACGTCTAGTCAT